CTATTATTGACAAGACAGCAGCTGGTGCGAAATATCTAGGGGTAAGAACATTTAACGTAAGCGGAACAACTTTAACATAAAAAAATATGAAATACAGATTTGAACAATTCAATGTTGAAATAGACAACCCGGTAGTAACTATTGTTAACGTAGCGGATGCAATAAATTTAAAGAGGTGTTCGGTTGACGTTTTATTGACTACTGACTCGGCTGAGTTTGGGGTAAACTTGCAAGGGTTTACTTATGAGGAAACTTGGGAGGACTCAGACATTGAAAGTTGGGTAACTATTGAGCTGCAAAAATACGAGGTTTAAATGGCTACATTTAAAGTTAAATACGCTACTCGTAATAAACTCGCTAAAGCTTTACAGCAAGAGATTAAAGACTTAGGTTTAATCCAAGAGGGGACTCTTTACAAGTCGATTAAAATCTCGGCAATGACTGGCGATGAATTAAACAAAATAAACATAACTATAAATGCTATGTTTTATTATTTCTTTTTGGACGAAGGGACTAGTCGTGGAATACCTCCTTATTCAATTACTGATAGTTGGCTTAGACGCTCCGACACTCAGGCAATAATAGGCGAGATAGTAGCCGAATACATAGCTTGGCAGTTCAAAGAATATCCACTTCTAGAAATGGCTAAAATTCTTAACAACCCTAAAGTTAGTATTCAGTTCAACTGGATAGACGACCCTTATGGACTACCAACTGCGCCAACAAAACCATTCTTTTAAATTGACAAGTCTTTTTTCATTGCCAACATATTAAAGGCAAATACTAAAGGCATTCTTAAAACCTCATCGAACTTAGTTACGTCTTCGTTTGCTAAATTGTAAATAGTTTGCTCCCAGCTCCAGCGTTTAAACTTGGCTTCGTTTTGTTCTTCTTTTAGGTCTTCAGCGTCGAGTTCCTCGTCAATATCAGGGTCTGCTATTGTAGGCTCAAACAAATTAGAGTACACTTGTATAAAGTTTTCCCTGAACTTTAGGTAAATAGGAATTATTTCGTAAACTTCAGCAACGGAAATGCTATAAAATTCGTCTTTACGCACGTCAACATCAAACTCGTAAGGCTCAAAAACACGTACTCCCCACTCATTTAACTTTGTTTTGCGGTAAAATAGGGCGCAAATCTTTGGTAAATTGCTAACATAGTTCTCGCTAAACCAAAATTCAAGGTCGATAAACTCCCCTAGCTTTAAGCGGTCAACGTTTATGAGTGAATACTCCCCTACATTCTGCTTTATTTTGGTGCGTGGTTGCTGTTTAAGCCACTTAATTTTGTCTATTATATTATTCAATTCGTCAAAATCGAGGTCTAAAAAGCTATTATATTCTTCATTTGTGAGAATCGAAAGTATTTCAATTTCGTAATCAAGCAAAGAATCGAACTCCGTTTGCTGAAGTTCGTGAATTTCTAGGTACTGCTCGACACTAATTTGATGCCACCCCGTTGGTATCTTCATTCTCTGTGTCTTCTTTTACTTTTTGAATGGTCTCGTTAAGCTTGTTACCAACGTAAGCCACAAACGGAATAACCAACTCTGCGTTTTGCTTTTTAAATAGCTTTGTCTTAAAGTCGATGTGTCCGTCTGCGTAGTGTTCAGTCGGAGTTAGGTCAGTACGTTTAAAAATAATCGCCATCATTCGGGCAAGGTAGTTTGTTGGGTCTTTCTTAATTGACTTCTCAATGTACTTTAGGTCACGAACTGAAAGCTTAAACTCCTCTTCAAATGACTGGTAAGTATAGCCGTCAATCTCTAGTGTTTGAGTATAGACCGGTGCAATCTTTTCACTTGCTTGGTTGAACTCCCTGACTAACTCTCTGAACTCGTTAAAGTCCATTTCATTTATTTCGCTTTCGTCAGCTCCCAAGTAAACAAATATGTTTATCCACTTTTCAAAGGTCTCTGCTTCGTTGTCGTTTATGAAAGATGAAACTTTCTCAAACGTTTGAATGTCCATTTCAGACGCTAAATTTTTAATCTCTTTACTACCTACTTTAATCATAACTTTTTTTCACAAATATAAAAAAAATAACACTTTAAAAATGGTTGCTATTATGTAAGTATGAAAGACGAATTACCCGTTTACAAGGTAACCATAGACGAAGAGTACAGCGAGGGTCAGGAGTTAGGTATCGAACAAGTAGCCTTTACTTCTAAACCTGCAATTATTGTAAAAGGAATGGCTTTCACTGCTGCAAAGAAAGTGCAGTTTGCGGACGAGCCTAAAATGAGAATCGTTGCACCAGCTTTAATACCTTCAGAAATATACAGAAACGACGACGGCGAAGAGTACTTTGTTGAGTTCACTACTGAAGAGATTGAAAAGCTACACTTAAAGTTTATGGAAGGTTTGAATAATAAAGACCTATTCAACTTAGAACACGACCAAAACAAGACCGTACCAGCGTACATACTAGAAGCTTGGATAGTAGACAACCCAACTCAGGATAAGAGCTACACAAGTTATGGTATAGAAGTTCCAAAAGGAACGCTAATGCTTACGGCACAAATTACGGATAAAGAATACTACAACAAGCTAGTCGAAAACGGACAAGTAGGTTTCAGTATTGAAGGCTATCTCGGTTTGAAGTTAGCCGAGCAGTTCAGTAATCAATTAAATACATATAAAATGAAGTTACCTGATGGAGAACATCTAATCGAAGGTAAAATCTACGTTGTTGAAGGCGGAGAAATTATTGAGATTAAAGATGCGCCTATTGAAGAGGTTGTGACTGAAGAGATGGCTGAGGAAGTTGTCGAAGAGGAAGCAACTACTGAAGAGGAAGTAAAAGACGAAGAGGTGGCTATGGCTGAAGCTGAAGAGAAAGTTGAGGAGACTGCAATGGCGGTTGATCCAGTAGCTGACTCAGAAGCTGTACTGGCAATAGTTCAACCACTACTTGACGCAATGGCTACGGAGTTAATGAAAGCCATCGCAGAAGTAAAAGCAATGATTCCTATTGAGGAGTCAGAAACAGAAGAGGTAGAGTTGTCTGAGCAGAAGTTCAGCGTTTATGACCGATTCACACAATTCAGAAATTTTGATTTAAATAATAAGTAAAATGAACAGAAAACTAAAATTCGACTTGGACATTGAAACAAACGCTTTGCTTTGTCCTAACCCTAACGAGTTCTACGGACGTGCTTACATCACTGAAGACATCGTAGACAATTACAGAACTTTGCCAGGAATTAAGTCAGCTACTAAATTAGCTAACGTAACTTTCGGTAACGTATTGAAAGCTTCGACTTGTAACTTTGACGCTCCTACTGACGCTTTGGATGCTATCGACGTAGATGTTTGTGCTTTGTCAGCAATGGCTCAACTTTGCCAATTTGATTTGGAGCAGTCTTTCGTTTCTTTGCAAATGGCGCAAGGGTCAAACGGAGACTTCACGGTTGCTTCTTTTATGAATTACTATTGGGCAGAACTTGCAGCTAAGATTGGAGAAGATGTTGAGTTGCTACGTTGGCAAGGGGACACTGGAAGCGAAGACGATACTCTTGCTTTGTGTAATGGTTACATTCGTAAATTTTGTAGTGACGAGAACATCGTTGGTGTATACGGAGGTGCTGTTGATGCTTCAAATGTACTTACTCAAATGAGCCTTGTTTATACAAGCGCTACTCCAGCAATCTTACAAAGAAAAGCAGACCTTCGTTTTTACGTTAGTTCAAACGTTGCTTCAGCTTACGAACTTGCTGCTGCTACTGGTAACTCTCAAACTTACGTTACTACTCCACTACCTTTAACTTACTTAGGTGTTAAAGTTGTAGTTTGCGCTGGTATGCCTGACAACACAATGGTGTTGACATTGAAGAACAACTTGGTTTACGCATTCGATGCTGAAGGAGACGCTAAAGCTTTGAAGGCAGTTAACTTGTCTGACTCAGTTGCTGAGCCTTACTTGAGAACTCGTGCTAACTTGAAAGTTGGTTTCCACTATACGAATCCTACTGAGATAGTTGTTTACAACACTTGTTTCGACTAATTAAATTAATTAACCAACGAGGGGGTGGGGTTGCCCTATCCCCTTTTTTTATAACTTATTTAAAATTATAGAATTATGCCGTGTAGCACTATAACAACCATAACCAAAGGATGCGACAACAATCAAGGTGGCATTCAAGCGGTGTACATTAACTCTCAGGATGAGGTAACTTTTCCTTTGACGATTGACACTAACGCTTGGGAAGTAACTTCCATAACAACTGCGTCTGACTTTGTTCCTTTCGAGTTCAACCGAAACACGGGGAACTATACTGAAGAGGCAGCTATCGACCTTGTTAACGGGTCTTCTTTCGTTACGCAAACGATTACTTTAATGTTCCACCGAAGAGAAGCAGCGAAGTCTAAAGCTATCAAAATTCTTGGCGAAGGACAGAGAGATTTGTGTGTGATCGTTAAAGATATGAATGGTAGATACTGGTGGTTCCAAGACGTTCAAGTAACTGGATACGCTGAGGGATCAGGAACTGCTAAAGCAGACGGGTCTAAATACTCAGTAACTTTGACAGCAGAAAGCGAATACCTTGCTTACGAAGTTGATTCAACTATTATTGCTGGATTGATTCCTTAAAATACCAATTTCGCAAACACGAAGACCCTCGCTATTTTAGTGGGGGTTTTTGTTCTCCGCTTATATTTATGTAAGCTCCCCTCGGGATATTGTTTCGGGGGGTTTTTTATTTAATATAACAAAATACGTATTTCTACTATTCTAAAATATGATTTACATCGAGCAAGGTACATTCAACAATATCGTGTTAACGTTAACCGAGAATGCGACTATACCAAATCCGTTTTGGTTGTTCGAATTTGAGAATGAATACAACACGGAAAGCCAACCTATTTACTGGACGATGAGCGACGTTTCAAGTTACCCT